AGTACGATTAAAACGTCAATTAGAAAAATTAAATACTTTATATGCAGGAATCGCTTCAACAATAGAAACAGGTCTTGTAGATGCAATAGAAGGTGCAATACAAGGAACTAAAACACTTGGAGAAGTTGCTCGTAGTGTATTCACGCAAATTCAAAGATCACTTTTACAGGTTGGTGTTAATTCTTTCTTAGGAGCTATTGGTATTCCTGGATTCGCAAATGGAGGTAGGCCACCTGTGGGTAGAGCTTCAATCGTAGGAGAAAAAGGGCCAGAATTATTTGTACCTGATAGAGCAGGAACTATAATCCCAAACAATCAGTTAGGAGGGTCTACAAATGTAGTTGTAAACGTAGATGCCTCTGGATCTAATGTAGAAGGGGACGATCAATCCTCAAGACAACTGGGAGAACTTATAGCAGCTGCTGTACAATCTGAAATAGTAAAACAACAAATGTCAGGAGGTTTATTAAGTTAATGACAGAGTCTTTTCCAACAACAGTAAATCCGTCTTATGGTTCAAGAAAAATCTCGAAACCTAAAATACGAATTGCACAATTTGGTTCGGGGTACTCTCAGAGATCAACATTCGGTATTAATCAAAATTTAAAGAAATATCAATTTGACTGGAACAATATTTCTGAAACAGAAGCAGACGAGATAGAAACTTTTCTTGATGCACGTGCTGGGGTTGAACACTTTGATTACACACCAGCAGGAGAGTCAGCTTCTAAAAAATTTATTTGCAGAGAATGGAGTAAAACGATTCCATTTTTAGATAGAGCTACAATAAGTGCAACATTTGAGGAGGTGGCAGAAACATGACACTGGATTCTAATTTAGAAAGTAACAGTTCACAAATTGCACCCGCAAAAGCTATTGTTAGCGAAGAAATACAAAAATTAGAACCCTCTGCCCTTATCGAATTATTTGAACTTACTTACACTGCTGCTGTTAATGGAATAGATCAGGTGGTAAGGTATCATGCTGGAACAAATGAAGTAAAATCAGATATTGTTTTTGGTGGTAATACCTATTCTGCTCTACCTGTACAAGTTTCTGGGTTTGATAAAAAAACGCAGGGAACTTTACCAAGGCCAAAATTAAAAGTCTCGAATGTAAATAATGCCTTATCTGCTTTTATTCTTCTTTATAATCCCTTACAGGGTAAAGTACAGAGAATACAGACATTTACAAAATTTCTTGATGCTGCTAATTTTACAAGTGGTACAAATAGTACTGCTGACTCAACAGCCATAGTAACTACAGATGACATTTGGTACATAGATAGGATCAGTGCAGAAAACCCAGAATTTGTAGAATTTGAATTATCACCAAAGATAAATTTACAGGGCTTTAGGATCCCAAGAAGAGTGATTACAGAACATTGTCCATGGGAATATCGTGGTAATCAGTGTGGATATGAGGGTAATAAATGTTTTAACGTTAATGATGAACAAATAACTGGCGGTACGTTAGCAGAAAGAAAAGCACTTGATAAATGCGGTCATAAGTATTCAAGTTGTTTATTAAGATTTCCCAAAGGCGATAATAATGAAAGAGATTTGCCTTTTGGTGGGTTTATAAATGCAAGAATACAAATTTAATGACATTTAAATTAGCGGCAAAACAACACGCATTAGAAGAAGCTCCAAAAGAAGCCTGTGGCATTGTTGTTAATGATATTTATTATCCTTGTAAAAATATTTCTGATACGCCAGAAAATACTTTTGCAATACATCCAAAAGATTTTTTAAAGGCAAGATCAAAAGGTAAATTACAATATATTGTTCATTCACACCCTGAGGGAGGACTTGCAAGCAAAACTGATATAAATGCCTGTAAAGCAACCAAATTAAAATGGTATATTTATAGAAACACTTTAGACGAATGGTTAATTATAAATCCTTAATTGGGAGACAATGGAAGTATGGTATTTTTGATTGTTATACGATAGTGCGTGATTATTATAAACTTTTAGGAATAAGTCTTCCTGACTACGAAAGACCTAAAGATGTAGAAACTTGTGAAAGTATTTTTTTAAAAGAATCAAATAAATTAAATTTTAAAGAAGTTAATATAAACAACAGAAAACCTAATGATATTTTAATAATGAAGATCTGGACTAAAGAACCTATGCACGCTGCCGTTTTGTTGAAAAATGATATGATTTTACATCAGAAATCTCAATCATTAAGTTGTTCAGAATATTATAATCATTATTATAGAAGAAGAACTGTAGGGTGTTTTAGATATGCAGCATAAAATCCTGCTGCTAGATGAATTGGGAAAAAGATGGGGTGAATCTCATACTTTTTATAATCTCAGAACCCCAGCAGATGCTATACGGCTTTTATGTATAAATTATCCAGATTTTGGTAAATATCTTGCAACTTCACATGAACAGGGTATCGCTTATCAGGTTACACAGGTGGGGCATGAATTAAAATCTAATGAACTCACACTCCCTTTAGGACAACATGATTTAGTAATAGCACCTGTAATTATAGGAAGTGAAGGTGCCGTAAAAGCTATTGCTGGTGCCGCTTTGATTGCTACTGCGGTCATCACAGGAGGTGCTGGTGGATTTCTTGCGACTTTTCAAGCTACTGGTTTAACCGGTGCCGCTGCCCAAATTGGTGCAGCTTTAGTGCTAGGTGGTGTACAGGAAATGCTTGCTCCTCAATTACCTACTTTTGACAATTCAATGGATGTTGGTCGTACAGGTTTTAATGGTGGCCCCGCAGCATTAGAAAGGGGTGCTGATGGACAACAGAGCTATGCGTACAGAGGTGCATCAAATACTGTTGGAATCGGCAAAACAATACCCATAGTTTATGGTAAGGCCATGGTTGGTAGTCACTTAATCACCACAGATATAGATGTAACTAATGAAAGTGATCCGTTGATGACAAGTTTTGAAAAGCCAAGCAGTTCAACAGTTAGAGTAAATGGTGAAAAAGTTTTATTTTCAGATTCAATAAAAAATTATGATAATTTACGTGCAGCTAGGATAGATCCAACTGAAAAAGTCACAAATTTTCCACCTCCAAATGCAAACAGAGTTGGAGCTTTGCAGACTATTGGAGAAGGAAATTTTGATTTTGTGTTAGGTAAAAGCGGTGGAGCAACAAGGATCGGCTTTGTAAACCTTGAAGGAACAGGGGAACAAAAAATTTTAGATAATTTAGCAATATCCGATGACTCTAATAGTGATCAATTTAGAAATAAATGCCAGATAATGATTACTTTTAGTGGTTTACAAGATCGAGTCGGCACTGCTAGTTCTACAATAATTCAAGGATATATAAGTTTTGCAATAATAATAAAAACAGGATCATCTACTGTTTTAAATCAACAATTTATTATTCAAGGCACACAAAACTTTACACAAAAAATAAGATATATTTTTAATGTTAGACCTGTAGTTGTAAGTGGAGCTTCTAGTTATAAGATGTTTGTTCAAATTTTAGATAAAGCAACTTTTAAAACAGCTACTTCCACAACTATTAAAAATGCTACAAAAATGAGAATTGATTCTGCTGGTTATGACTTAATTCCTACATAAAATAATATGTCATTAAATTCTACAAGTGTTATAAAAATTGTTGACCTTTTATGCGAAGGTCCGATCGAGGAAATTGTTGGAGGTAAAAAAGGAATTTTTTTAAATGAAACTGCTGTTGAGGATAATAAAGGTGATGAAAATTTTCCAAAAAAAGATGTTAAATATCAACTAAGAACAGGTACAAGAAATCAAAAACAGTTTGAAGATCATAAAAAAGCAAATTCTAATGTTATAGATATAAATCAGGAAATAGGTTCAAATTACAGCGAAGAACTAAATGAGCAAAATAAAGTAAAAAAAAGAGACTATGGAGGAGGGGAAGTTATTACACAGATAAACGATCCAGATACAGATTCATTTCAGATATTATTTACTGTCCCTTCTTTATTTTGTCAAGGTATGGAGGGTATTTCTAGAGGACAATTTTTTAATGCAAAAGTTAAAATAAAAATACTTGTAAAGGCAAGAAATACAAGTTATATATCATGTGAAACTTTAAACATAGAAGGCATTTCTACCTCTAATTATCAAATCAAAAGTAAAATTATTAATTTAAGAGAACTTAGAGAAAATGGTATTTTTAAACCACCGTTCTTAATAAAAGTACAAAAAATAACAGATGAGGAAAAAGATTATGAAGTTAGATTTAATCTGCTTGAGACAATAAATAAAAAAACACCCTTAGGAAATACTAGAGCAAACAGAGTCATCTTCAGCTCTTTAATAGAAAGACAAGAAATTAGAACCGCATATCCATATACTGCCTGCGTTGCCTTATCATTATCAACTGAATCCTTTTCGAGTTTACCTTCTAGATCATATTTAGTAAAAGGAACAAAGGTAAAAATACCATCAAACGCAAGCGTTCAAAATGATGGAAGGCTTAAGTTTGAAGGCACTTTTGACGGAAGCTTGGCAGAAGGTAAATTCTGGACAACGTGCCCTGTTTGTATTTTTTACGACCTGCTTACCAATAATCGCTACGGATGCGGGGATTTTATAAAGGCATCTAACCTTAACTGGGTTGATCTATATGAGCTTTCAAGATACTGCAATCAACGTGTCGATACACCAGACGGAAAAGAGGCTAGATTTGCAATAAATACAGTTTTAGGAACTCAAGCTGATGCCTACAAGGTCTTGCAAAATTTAGCAAGTATATTCAAGGGTATTACTTATTGGGGATCAAATACTGTCAACCTTGTTGCAGATCATGGAAATCTAGATGGCAGTGATATTGATCCTGTTCATCTTTATACAAATTCAAATGTTATAGATGGCATATTTTCTTATTCTGGTTCATCATTAAAAACAAGGTCAACATCAATTCAAGTCAGTTACAACGATCCTGAAAATTTTTATAAGCCTAATGTAGTGGTAGTTGAAGATTATGATTTAATAGAAAAATATGGTTACAACATAAAACAAATAGTCGCTTTTGGTTGTTCTTCCAAATATCAGGCCCAAAGAATGGGTCAATGGGTTTTAAATTCAGAAAAATTAGATAGTAAAATAGTAACTTTTACAACTGGTCTTGATGGTATAGGTCTATTACCTGGTCAAGTATTTGCAGTTGCAGATGAAATGAAGGCGGGTTTAATATTATCAGGAAGAATTTTAGACGTAGATTCAACAACACGATTCACACCAGATCAAAATTTCGATACTTATGTGGGAGGCAAAGGTAATCAATTTGAGGTGAGCGTTACTTTGTCTGACGGCACTGTAGAGACACAAAAAATACAAAGTGTTTTTAATTCTGGAAAGATTACAGTTAAAAATGCTTTTTCCTCAGCTCCCTTGGCTGGTGCTGTTTATACTTTAGAAAATAATACTATTAACCCTGTTGTAAATCAAAAATTTAGGTGCATAGATATCAAAGATAATGGAAACAGTACTTACAATGTCACAGGATTAGAATTTAATGATTCCATTTATGAAGTTGCAGATAATACAACAAATAACAAAGCTAAATTAGAATATGAAGATGTAACAGGTTTTAATAACAGGCCAACAAAACCTGAAAATTTAGAAGTTACAAGTACAAGAATACAATTACAAAATAGTTCTACAAATAGAGTTACATTTTCATGGTCAAGAGGTATAAACGGATCTAATGTTAATTTTACAGTTAGATTCAAGAAGGGAAATGGAAATTTTAAAATTAGAAAAAATATAGATGAGACATCATTTGAATTAGATAATGTCAAAACAGGAACAGTTATTAAATTTGAAGTAAGATCAGAAAGTATAGACGCTTTAAAATCAAAACATTCAGCTTATGTTAAAGCACCAAGTTTTACAGTAGGACAATCATTATTTCAGTCTTTAGCAGAGTTTGCAAGTGAAAATCCTGTGCCTGTTCCTTTACCATAAAAATGAGTATTCAAGTTACAACACAAAATGAAGTAATTTTAAAATGGAGGATTCCATCAGATTATGCAGGAAATCGAAGTGAATTGGTAGCTGTTATAAGACATTCATCTTTAATTGATGGAACAGCAGTATGGCCTAATTCAACATTTTTAAGGGAAGTTTCCGCTTTAACTGATTATTTAATACTGCCTTTAATAAATGGCACATATATGGTTAAATTTAAAGATTTAGAGGGACGTAAATCTTTAAGTCCTTTAAATCATATAATAAATATTCCTGATGAAAAACCAAAATTATTAGTTCAAACTGTAAGAGAAGATACTACATCACCACCTTTTCAAGGACAGTTAAATGATGTATTTTATTCATCTGAATATGATGCTTTAGTTTTAAATAATGATGATTTAGTAGATGATAAAGTAGATTTTGAACAGGGATATTTAGGAAGTATTGATTTCGGTGGTGAGCTTTTCAGTTCTGGTGAATATTTTTTTAAAGATAAGTTGGATCTAGGCGGTATTTTTACAGTTGAATTTCAAAGAATATTAACCACGAGAGGTCTTTATCCTAATAATACTATTGATTTACATTTTACAAATATTGATGAATGGAGTGATTTTGATGGTAATACACCAGATGAAACCAATGCTGTCATTCAATTTAGAAAAAGTAATGACGCACCAACTGATGATGAGATAGAAGATGAAAATACAGAATTTATATTACTAGAAGATGGTAATAAATTTAGTCAGGAGGATTCACAAGTATATGATGATTTTATTCCTATGGAAAATGGTAGATTTACTGGTAGAGTATTTCAATTTAAAGCAGATTTAAGTTCTAATTTTACAGATCAGACTCCTTTGGTTGATGAGTTAGGTTATAGGATTTTGTTTGACAATAGAACAGAAAGTGCAGCGGTTGCGAGTGGCGGTAGTAATCCAAAAGTGGTAACTTTTGATAAAGCCTTTTACCAAACTCCTAAATTAGGCATTACTGCTAGTAATATGGCTACAGGGGACTATTATGTAATTAGTAGTGAAAGTCGGACAGGCTTTTCCATCACTTTCTTTAATAGTTCAAATGCAGCTATTGACCGCACATTTGCCTACCATGCTAATGGCTTTGGTGCGGAAGGTGCTTAAATTTATCTCATTTTCAAACTTGAGTTATGGCAACACATGATTATGATTTAGCAAACCAATCGGGGGCCAGTTTTAGGTCAGATTTAAATAATGCTTTACAGGCGATATTAACAAATAATAGCAGTGCCACAGCACCATCTACGACCGCTGCCTATATGTTTTGGGCTGATACTAATACAGGTATTTTAAAAATAAGAAATTCCAGTAACAATGCTTGGGTTGAATTATTACAGCTTGATGGCACGTTAACACTTGAAGATGGTTCTGCAAGCACACCAGCACTTGCCTTTAGAGATGATTTAAATACTGGTATTTTTTCTAGTGAAGCTAATAAGTTAGATATTGCCTGTGCTGGTGGTTCAAAACTTCAAGTCAATATTAATGGAATAATTATTTCAGGAACGGTTACTGATGATGGTGCTACTCATGATGGTGATGTGACCTTTACAGGTGCGGCAGCTAATGTAGTTTTTGATAAATCAGATAATGCACTTGAATTTGCTGATAACGCTAAAGCAACTTTTGGTACTGGAGGTGATCTTACCATCTCTCATGATGGTAGTAATTCGATCATTAATGATGCTGGGACAGGAGAATTACAACTTCAAAGGGCAGGATCTACAGTAATTGCTTTAGAGGGAACTGGGATTACAATTCAAGATCCAAACGGTAATGCAAAAGTTAATATAAAAGCTTTTGAGAATAGTGATGCGGTTTTAGAATTACAAGCAGATGAAGGAGATGATAATGGAGATACATGGAGAATTGAATCAGTAGCCAGTGATAATGATTTAATATTTCTTAATGACACCAGTGGAAGTAATGTTCAGAAATGGGGAATAGATACAAGCGGTAATGTAGTGCAAACTGGAAATCTGACCGCAACTTTAGGTACTGCATCAGCCCCGTCTTATACATTTGCTGCTGATACTGATACAGGAATGTTCAGAACTGACAATTCTGCAAACAGCATCTCATTTACAGTTGGAGGAACAGAAGGATATAGAATCAATACTAACCGTATAATGCCAGCAGTTGATGATGACAGGGATTTAGGTAGTGCTTCACTTAGATTTGATGATGTTCATGCTACTAACGGCACTATTCAAACATCAGATAGAAATTTTAAAAATACAATCACTACAAGTGATCTCGGACTCGATTTTATTAATAAATTAAATCCAGTTTCTTATAAATTTAACAATAAGACAAGAACACATTATGGATTAATTTCACAGGAAATAGAGACAGTTCTTGGAACTATAAGTAAATCAGCAACAGATTTTGCTGGATTCTGTAAAGATGAAGTTGATGATGATGGTAATGCCATAACACCTAGATATGCTTTAAGATATACAGAATTTATTTCTCCAATTATTAAAGCGATACAGGAACTATCAGCAAAAGTAACAGCACTTGAAGGTTCTTAAATTTTTAAATATAATTACTTTAACTAATAAAAACTTATGTCTAATCCAAACGATTTTATCAAAGCTGAAATTGATGTAATAAAAGAACAATTAGAAATTGATATAAAAAAAGTTTCTTTATTGCAGCAGGAAATTAAAGAAATACAGGAACAAGCAAAAACTGCTATAAATGATAAACAAAAACAGATAAATAATGCAACACAGCCTATCTTGGAAAATCAAGGTTCATTAAAAAAATTAACTGAGTTACTAAACAAATTAGAAGGTAAGATAGAAACAACTACTGAAAAATAAATGGCAGATAGGAAGATCACAGCACTTACTGAATTAACAGCACCAGTAGCAACTGATGTTTTTCCTATAATTGATATAAGTGAATCTGATAACGCTAATAAAAACAAAAAAATACAGTTAACAACAATACTAAGAGGTATTCCTAATGGTACTGCCTCTGCCCCTAGTGTTGGGTTTATTGATGACACTGGTACGTCAGGTCTGTTTAGAGTTACAGATGATGAGATTGGTATATCTTGTAATCAGACTCAAGTAGCATCTTTTGCCGCTGCTGGTCTGAAACTAGGTTCTGGTACTATTGCTGCACAATTACATCTGTTTAGTACAGACACCACAGATCAAGTAATCATAGAAAATACAGATGCTGGTGCTGATACCGCACCTGATCTTGTTTTATTTAGAAATTCTGCTTCACCTGCTGATAATGATAATTTAGGCAATTTAATTTTCAGAGGCAAAGATGATAATTCAGATTCTGTTGAATATGCAAGTATTGTTGCACAGATAGCGGATGCTACAAATAGTTCTGAAGATGGTATTTTAGATTTAATGTCAACTGCTGCTGGTACGTTAGCATCAAGAATTAGATTAAAAAGTGAATTTGTTGGAATACATGAAGCAGATCCGACTTTTCCTTTGCATTTAGCAACTGCTGATACTACATCAGGTTTTTGTATAGAAAGCAGTTTGGATTCCGCTGCCAGTAGTGCTGACATTCTTTTATTTCATAGAAGAGGAAGTGATGGTGCTGGTCAGGATAACGATTTATTATCGTCAATATCATTTCAAGGAAAAAATGATGCGGGCACTCCTGAAGAGGTGATATATGCAACGCTCGAAACAAAGATTATAGATGCAAGTGACGCTTCAGAAGATGGGCAGATAAATTTAAAATCTATGGTTGCGGGTACTTTGACAACTGTCTTAACAGTAGATTCCAATGGAGCAACTGTAGTAGGTAATGTTGTTGTATCTGGAACAGTGGACGGGGTTGATATTGCAGCAAGAGATACTTTATTCGGTGGATTGACTTCCAGTTCTGGTGTATTGACAAATGGAGTTACAGCTACAACACAATCTGCTTCAGATAACAGTACAAAGGTGGCTACAACAGCCTATACCGACACAGCAATATCAAACTTAGTAGATAGTTCACCAAGTACATTAAACACCTTGAATGAGCTTGCAGCGGCATTAGGAGATGATGCAAACTTTTCTACGACAGTAACAAACTCAATAGCAACAAAAATGCCATTGGCTGGTGGTACATTCACAGGTGATGTCACATTTACAGGAGATAGTGCAAATATCGTATTTGACAAGTCTGATAACGCTTTAGAGTTTGCTGACAATGCTAAATCTGTTTTTGGTGCTGGTGGAGATCTTACTTTGCTGCATGATGGAACTGACTCAAAAATTACAAATATCACTGGCAACTTAATATTTGAAGCAAAAGCTAGCGAGACAGGTATAAAAGTAATTCCTGACGGGAGTGTGGAGTTGTACCATGATAATTCGGTAAAGGCGCAAACGATGTCTTGGGGGCTGTATATTCTCGGAGAAATTAATACTACTGCCAGGATACAAAGTGGTGGTGACGTATTTATTTCTGGTACAGCACCAGCTTTACATTTAACCGATTCAGACAATAACCCTGATTATAGAGTAATGAATTCACATGGAGAATTCAAAATTTTTGACGAAACTAATAGTGCAGATAGGTTTGTTATAAATACAACTGGTCAAATAAATTTAAATCCTAAATCAGGAGAAGATGGAATCAAGGTTATACCTGACGGAGCAGTGGAACTGTATCACGATAATGTGAAGAAGGCAGAAACATCAGCCGATGGATTTAACTTGCCAGATAGTAGTAAATTACAACTAGGAGATTCACAAGATTTAGAAATTTATCACTCAGGCAATGGCTCTTTTATAAAAGATGCTGGTACTGGGCCTCTACAAATACTGACAAATAACTTACTTATTAGAAATGCAGCAAATAATGAAGAAATGATAGTGGCTTCTGAAAACGGGTCGGTGGATTTGTACCACGATAATGTAAAGCGTTTTAACACAACAGCCGATGCCGTAGATGTTCACGGACATATAAATTTAGGAGCAAATACTGACGATAAAAGGTTACGATTTGGGATAAATAATGACCTTCAACTGTACCATGATGCTACAGACAGTCACATCCTTAATAGCACAGGAATTTTAAATATAAATTCTACTAACGGCATAAAAGTACATGGTAGTGTAGAACCTGAAGCGGATAATACAAGAGCATTAGGCTCATCTTCAAAACGATTTACAACTTTACATTCTGCTGCATTAAATACAGGTGACATTAATATGTCTAATCTTAATGATTATGGTAATGAAGTAGATAGTACGAAAGGTAGTTGGTCGATACAGGAAGGTGCTGATGATTTATTTATTATTAATCGTTTAAGTGGTAAAAAATATAAATTTAATCTTACAGAAATCAATTAGATTTTTCTGTCATCTGACGAGTCATAATTCCCATTGTGATATAGAGGGGAGCCAAAGCACAGAGACCAGAAAATACTATAATTGTAGTTAATGGTAATAATTTCAAAAGGGCTTGTCTCATATGCTTAATAAAATCTCTTCAATATTATCCATCTTATCATTCTTGATAAGCTTAACAACTATAGGAGCAGGGTACGCTACTTACAAATGGGTAAGCAGTCCACAATTTGAAGCAATGATGATGGAGAAGGTTATGGAAAGTGTAAGTAAAATATTACCTAATCAAATAGATAAAAAATTACCAAAAGTAACAGGTCCTATGTTGCCTTTATGACAGAATTACAACGCACACCTACTCGTATAAGAACACGTTTTATAGCTGTGTTGGCATTGATAACATCAGGAATTACTTTTGGATCGGGATTTATGGTGTTTTTATACATGAAAAGTCCAGCATTTGAAAACCAATTATTAGGGCAGGTAATGAAACACATGGATTGGATTATCGCTGATGAGTTTGAAAAGCAGATAAGAAAATTAAAACCAAGACCTGTAGCAGATGCAAACGATCCAAATAAATGGTTTTGGGATTATATAGAGCAAAGAAATAAAGAGTATATAGAATGGGAAACAAAAGGTAAATGGGAGCAATGAACTGTTGGCACTGTAAAACTGAATTAATCTGGGGTGGAGATCATAGTATTGATGAAGATTTTCAACCTGTTCTTGCAGAAGAATATTCAATGGTAACTAATCTGTCCTGTCCTAAATGTAATTCTTATGTAGAAGTTTACTTAGCAAAATGATATTTGGGTTTTTTAAAAAACTTATTCAACATTACATAGACAAATTAGTTGATTGGATGCGTATGGTTAAGTTTGATTTGGAATTAGAGAACGAAATAAAAAAATTTCACGATAGTTATTTAAAGGAAGTTGCAAAAGGTGAACCGAAGGTAATAGAAAAAGGTACATTTGGACAGGATGATTGGTCTATTTCTATCGGGGATATAGATGACAAAGATACCAAAGATTGAAATAAAAGAGGTTTACGTTCCAAAAATACGTTTATGGGAAGTACAACCACCAATATTAGATATTATTTATAAACCAGTTGTTGATATTCCAGGATGTGTTGATGCTCATAGAAATAATCTGACAGGACTTATAAATGAGGATGAATTTGGTACTTATCAAGCCTGTGGTACGTTTAATATTCCTAGCTTTGAACCTCTTGAGTACAACCCTGCAAATTTTATATATACCGCACCAGCAGAGCAGGAAGAACAGCAACAAGAACAACTTCCGCAGCAAAAACCTCAGATACCACAAAAGAAAAAAGATGAAGAATTAAAAATAGATCCATGCCCTCCTAAAAACCCACAATTTAGACCAGGAGATTACAGAAATGATAAGAGGATCGAAAGGTTGGTAAAATGGGAAAGATCCCCCTCAGATGGTATTACTTGTGTCGGAGTCTGGGAAAAAGTACCATTCAGAGAAAGCTTTATTGGTACACCTCAAGCACTCATTTCTACTGCTGTTATTGGTGTGGTTGCTGGTGGCTCTGCGCTTTTGGCTCCTGTAATAAAAAAGTTAATCTCTGAAATATTTAAAAAGATAAAAAAGAAACTGACAAAGAAAAAAGATAAGATATAATAAATATTACAAGTCTATAATTCGGTCACTTCACTAGGTTGATCTCCCCCAGACCTCTTAGTTGTGTCTTTTATAGACAAGGGGGTAACTTAGCAACCAGACCCATTATCAAGTTGTTGACTCAACCTCTGCTCTGTTGGAGCGTCAGTTGCTTACTTAGCAAAAGTGTTTTGAGATTTCCTTTTGCTTATAAATTAGTAGGTAGACTAGTTGGAAGGGGTCTATCTACTTTTTTATTTTTAAGGTAGAATGTTTATCCGTAGATAAGTTTAATACCCGTGACTTGTCTATTCTAATTTATGAGTGTGCGGTAATACCTGATTCATCTTTTCAGTAACAATCACATCTTTGCATAAATCTGCGTACTTACTGCTTGGCAAAAATGATATGCCCCGAATTGCTAATTCTCCACAATTTTTTAGACGTGCGAGCTCGTAGTTGAGCCTTTCTTTAGATAGTATTTGACTTTGTATTTTTTCTTGGGTCGTGGCTGCTTTTAAACATTGATCTTGAAATCTTTGATCTAATGGAAAGGTAAAAGTTAATGCTGCACCAAAATTAATACCAAGACTATCTTTGTTATTACTGTAGTTTTCTTGATAATACAGAATATCTCCTGGGTTTATTAAATTACCATCTTCATCAACACTTGGATCGTACACTGGTGTCATGTATGTGTAATCAAATGGTCGTTTCTGATTAAAGGAAGTGGTGACAAACGGGCTAAATGACATTTGTGGGCCTTGGCATCTAATACCGTTTCCATAATGATTTTCTATAGTATTTCCTTGTAAAACCTGTGTTGCAAAATTAGAGACAGATCCACTAGCAGAAGCAGAGGGAGCAGCAGTGTTTGAGGTATTAGCAAACGCTGGACTCCCAAATAATAATCCTATTACTGCGAGAATATTGTAGTTGTATCTGTTACGCTTTGGCTTTCTATGGTTCTCGTTACGTCTGAAACTGATTCTAGACCAGGTGGTGTATAAACTTCTGTAAATTGAAAGGCATCTCCTGGATTTGTTATTGACCAATTGGGTTTCTCTCCTAAATCTAAACCTGTCCATGTATAAGTTGTACCATTTATATTTTCAGTGACAGTTGCATTTGGAGCAGATATAGTCGATCCATCATGGCTGACACCTGATCCTGTAACTGAATATGTATACCCAGAATTATAGTTTGATGTTCGTATAGATTCTGTAATGTTTGTGGTAGTTTCTGTTCGGCTACTAGAACTACCTTGTGTGAAGTTAGGCACAATAGGCACAGCGTAGACAGGGCTAGATATAAGAAAAACAAACGGAAGTGTCCTCCACATCAGTCAATGGTCAAGTCGGTAACAAAAGAACCAGTAAGCGTAACACCTGTACCAGTTCCAGGAGTTAGGGTAATTGTATGATTATCTAAACCAATATCTGCTGTGCCAACACTTGCTGCTTCAGTTGATGTGATATTTGAGAAGTTTGGTATCTCACCTACTGTAGCTGCTGCGGAAGGTGTAGCATCTCCTTCTATGTAGCTAGTAGTGTAGTTAAAGGCTTCACCTGCTGTAGTTTGTGCAACTGAATCTGGAAAAGTTATTGATGGTACGCCATCTGTTGCATCTCCGAAGCCACCAATACTGTTTGCATCGTCAGAATCTAAAGTAGTCACTCCGCTACCTGAGATACTGTATGAACTTGAAACTTTCTCGGCAATACTTCCAGCCGATACTGCTTCAAGTTGTACTGAAGAAGAAATTGAATGACTTATGCCTCCAGCATAAGAAGCTGGAATACCAGCAACTAACAAAAGTGGTAAAAGTTTTTTCATTTACTTGAAGGATCTTTACCTGATGTTACATTATTCGGCCTCTTCTTGCCATTACCATTGCTTTTCACTGGCAAATTCATACTTGACATTACTGCCGACAACAATCCAGCAGCAAAAGTTGTATCAATTTGTCGGGTTGAGTTTCCGAAATACGCAAAAGAAATTACTGCCAAACTCCAAAACAAAATAATCATTTGGACTACATTTGAGATAAGAGAAGGACCTTCTTTCTCTTCTTTTTCTTCTATTATTGGTTCGGTTTTTGGGTCTTTTGTTGTCATAATCCTAGTGATATACTATAAATATAAAGATTGAGGCCAAGATTGGCAATAAGCGTTAAGGTAG